ATGGTAATTATTATTATTACTATTATTTTTGGTTTTTTAGTAATTCATATTATTCTAATGGTCAACCAGCATCAACTTATTTAACTGAAATCCAAGGATATATGAATGACCAATATATAACTAGTAGTCAATATATGTTAGTTACAAGGCAAGAACAATATTTCATGTGGATGAGATCTGAGACTTTGACTAGTGTTACGTTTAACGTAAATAAAATGAGCGTTTATTAAAAAATGTCAGAAGAATTAAAAGATAAAGAAATACAAGTAGGAGATAAAGTTATAGGTGGTAATACACTAATCAAGTTTAATATAAAAACATTAGCTTGGATTTTCGGGGCTTTATATATTGTATTAGGCTATCTTTATTTGGATTTAAGATCTGAATTAAAAGCTTCTGTTGAAATATCAAATGAAGAAAAAACTGAATTTCTTGAAGACGTGGAAGATGAATGGGATACTAAATTAGATAAAGTTTTAGATATTACCACCATAATTCGTTTAGATCAAGCATTGATGAAAGGCGATATAAAAGTAATTTTAGATAGAAATCAAAGAAATAGTGCTGAACAGCCTAATACTAATATAAATGTAGCACCCACTATTCCTCCACATGCACATCCAGAAGATTCAGTAAATTAAAAATGATGTTACATTAACGTGTAAAAAATTCCATATTTTTTGAAGATATATATTTATATGAGTTAGAGATAACGTTTACAATTTTTGTGCATATTATAAAATGTAACAAATGATGTTACACCTAAAAAAAATTAAATTAAAAAGAAAAACAATTATGAAAAAAAGAAATGGTGGTTATGTTCCAACTAATTTGGATCAATTTATCAACGAGAGCCAAACTATTAATCTTAAAAGAGGATATAGAGGAAAGCCTGGCGTGAATGTAGGAGCAAAAGCTCCACTAAGAGACAGAATATTACAATATGTCGCGGAAAGTAAAAGCGTTTCAAGAAAAAAACTAAGATCTTTTATAGCAGGATTAAATGAAGGTTCAAAGAGACCTATGTCATCTGCTACTATGTGGTTAAAAAGAAATCAAAAATTCTTTGTATCTGAAAGCAGAAATGGAGAAGACATTTTAAAACTTTCTACTATAGGAAAAAGATTAACATCTAGATTAAATGTTATTTCTGAAGCTAGAGAAGATGATCATGATTTTGTAGATACTAAAAAAGGTTACGCAAGACCTGGGATTAATGATTCAGCTCAAGATGATGCAGAAGTTAATGAAATAGGCGATAGAGATATTGAATATGGCGAAGATCAAGGAGAATATGAAAACGAAGATCACTGGTCAGAAGTACATGAATCTACAACTAAAAAAGGTCGTATTGCTAGATTACAAGAAGTATTAGAATCTATTGAAGGAGATGTTTTAAATGAAGATGAAGATGAAGACTTAGATTCTTCTGATGAATTATCTTTTGATGATCTTGATTTAGGTGATGAAGAAGAAGGTGATGATGAATTTGATGCTGATGCAGAAGAAGATCTTGATGACGCAGGTCTTGAAGATGATGATTTAGGTGGAGATACTGAAAAAGTTGAAATCTCAGAATTTATTATCACTGTTGATGATGCAGCTGAAGCAATTGCAGAATTAGAAGCTCTTGGTGTTACTGCTGAAGCGGTTGAAGATGAAGCTGGAGATGAATTTGAAGACGAAGAATTAGATATAGACGCTGAAGGTGAATTTGACGCTGAATTAGAAGGCGAAGATGATGAATTTGATCTTGAAGGAGATTTAGATGGCGGTGGAGAATTTGAAGACGAAGAATTAGCCGGAGATGATCTTGAATTAGAAGAAGGTGCTGAAATTGGATCTACTCTTTCTGAAGATGGCGAAACAGATGATTTAGCAGCTAGATTAGATGCTCTTGAAGATAAAGTTGAAGCTATTGAATTAGGTGAAGAAGGCGAAGGTGTTGAAGACTTAGAAGGCGGAATGGATCTTGAAGGCGAAGACGATTTCGAAATGGATGGTGATTTATCTTTAGAAGATGAAGGTGCGGATCTTGAAGATGAAGAAGAAACCGTTGAAATGGGTTCTCAAGAAATACGCGTAAGTGCTGAAGATTTCCCTGGTCTTAAGGGTTGGTTAGAAGATAAAGGCGTTGACGTAGATGATGTACTTGGTGGAGAAGTCGAAGTCGAAGGAGAAGGAGATACTGATGACCTTGAAGTAGCTGATGAAGATGATTCAGATTTAGAATCAGGCGATCTTGGTGACGATGATTCAGATGATGATTCAGATGATGATTCAGATGATGATTCAGATGATGTTAATGAATCAGCCAAAATTTTTCCGGATAATGTTAAAGATTTAACTGCTAAACAAAAGAGTGCGGCTAAACTAAATATTGCAGCAACTAAGAAAGACTGCAAAAATCGTGGTAAAATCTGTACACAGAAAATGATAGAAGCTGCAGCTGCTGCATCTATTGGTACTAAGTGTGCTAAAATATTATATGGCGCTAAAAAATAATTTAGTTTTATATAATGATATAGAAAAGGGCTCTAGAATTAGAGCCCTTTTTTGTTGTTTAATTGATGATATATAACTTAGAAAATAACAATTTTTAGATGACTCACGAAAAGATTAGACCTTGTCCATTTTGTAATTACGATGAAGGTTGGGTACAAGATAGATATGAAGATAATAAACCAACATTTTATGTTCAATGTAAAGTTTGTGGATCTAGAGGACCAGTTGGTAAAAATCATGATATGGCTCGTGATCTTTGGAATGGCCAGTTATCTAAGATTGATATGGCAGAAGATATTGATACTTATTTAGGTGAAGAAGCTATGGGCGGTGTGTCAGCTCCTATGGCTACTCTTAATAATACTCCTGGTATTGGTAATGCAGTACCAGCAGCAACAGCAGCAACAACAGGGGCTCAATTCACTAGTGATGCAGTAAAAGGTAGTGGGGATAAATTTGATAATAGCACTGCAGATAAAAAGAAAAAGAAGAAAAAAAAATCATCAAATATTAAAATTCAAACATTTGACGATTTTATTAGTACTCAAAAATAATTATTATTCATATGGGTAGTGCAGACGTATTTTTAGAAGGATTTACAGTTTTTCAATTATTAATAATATTCGTTTTTGGCGGTGGTTTTATTGCTTTGCTTGGAGTATTATGGAGAATTAGTAAAAGAGATTCAGTAATTGATTCAACGATTCAAATATTAGAACAATTAGCTATTAAAGTTAATAAATTAGAACTTAAAATAGATAATGATGATGATGATATTAGCAATAACTTCAAAAGTTCTCAAGAACGTATAGTAGATATAGAAAAAGAATTAATAGAAATTAAAACTAATCAAAAAAATCTTCTATATTCTATAGACTCTCAAAATTATCAAATCTTAGATCTTATTGATAGATTAGAAAAAAATCATGAGAGCTTTATTCAAACTCAGATTAAAGTGAATGATAAATTAGAATTAGCTATTAATGCAATAAAAGATAGTTTAGTTAATCTCTCAAAAAATTAAAACTTCATTCAATTTACGACATATAAAAATTAAATAAAATAATTAAAATATGTCAAAAATTAAGTTTCTAAAAATTAGAGATGTTAAATCTCCAGTTAGAGCCAATAAAGAAGATGCGGGTATAGATTTCTTTGTACCCACATTTAATGCAGATTTTGTTGAACAATTAATAGATAAAAACCCGCAATTATTTGAGGATTCATCCAATCATAATGATAATGGAATGATTTATGCAGGCGTTTGCGGAACAAGTTCTTCAATATCAATTAATAGCGGTAATACTACAACAGTTAATTATAACACAATTGATGATGCGACTAAAGATGATGAGGAATTAATAGGATTTGATCCTGAAAAAGGACCGTATTTTCTTTTATTACCACATAATAGAGTGATGATACCTTCAGGCATTAAGTCTAGAATGGCATCACCAGATAGAGCATTAATTGCTGCTAATAAAAGTGGCGTAGCTACAAAACTTGGATTTGTATATGGAGCACAAGTAGTTGATTCTACATATCAAGGTGAAATTCATATTAGCATAATTAATACATCAACAAAAATAGTTAAAGTATTTCAAGGTCAAAAACTAATTCAGTTTATTGAAACCCCAATATATCAATCTGATATTGATATAACTGAAGGTGATAGCGTTAAAGATGCTATTAAATTTTATAAAGGTGGATTCTCAAGTGATAGAGGAGAAGGAGGATTTGGATCAAGTGACGAGAAATAATGGGTTATTTATTACCTAAACCAATACCAACGACTAAAGATAAAATGCTTTTAGTTATGTATATTAACATAGGCACTAATTCTGAAGCTAACACAGCTCAATATATTAAACGCTTGAGAAATTCAGAAGATATTGTATCTCTGAAAAAAACATATCAAGTATTAATTATGCCTGTGAAAAATCAAGACACAAAGGTTGAAGTTTTTAGTCGAGAAAAAATAGAACAGTCCGAAATCAATTTGGAACTGAACAAATTACACGAATTACAAGAATTAATAAAATGAAATTAAAAATCTATATAGCTTCTCCATATACTAATGGTAATCAAGCTACAAATGTAAGACGACAAATGGATGTCGCAGATATTTTATTAGATCAAGGTCATACCCCTTTTATTCCATTATTAACTCATTTTTTACACTTAGTTCATCAAAGATCAGAGAAATCATGGTTAGAATGGGATTTAGCATGGTTAAAAACATGTGATGCCTTAATTCGTATTGTACCATATGATAAAAATGGTGAAGAAATATTAAGTGGAGGCGCTGATTTAGAAGAACAAACTGCAATGGAAGAAGGTATTCCAGTTTACAGATTTAATACTGCTGAAGAAGTTTTAAACTTTGAACCAGATTTAAAATCAAGTTAAATTGAGTTAAAATATAAACTCCATATTACAAATTACATATAACAATAAATGACAACTTATGATTTTAAATATAGAACAACGCAAAGGCAACTTAATAATTTCATATATTGATAAAAAAGGAGAAGTAGCTTATATGAAGCTAAATATTCCAGATAATCAACAATATCTTTATTTGGAATCTCAATATCAAAATTCGGCTACCCCTAATGTTCAATCTTGGAATAATAAAAAGGTACGTAAATCACCCACAGATTTTTTAACTAAATATAGAATACAAGAATTTTTTATGGACGCAGGAGAGGATCTTGTTGCGCCATTATTCGAACATAATATGCCACAAGTTTATTCTTGTGATATTGAAGTTGATGTTACTGATGATGGATTTCCAGAGGCTGGTCCAGCTAATAATAGAATTAATACTATTGCATGGAGTCATTTTCCAGATGTTACTGTATTTGGATTAAAACAATTATCAGAAAGAGAATTAAATGAAATTCAAGAGAAATTAGATAAACACTTAAAGCCACTTGGTAAATCATATAAATTTTTATATAAAGTATATGAAAATGAAGCAGTGATGTTACATGATTTTCTTTATAATTATATGCGTCATGCACCATTAACAACTGGATGGAACTTTTGGAATTATGATTGGCAATATATTTACAATAGATGTAATAGATTAAATATCGATATATCTTGGATGAGCCCAACCAAACAATGGTATAAGCATAGAAGTATGGAAAGAGGCAAAAAGATAGAATTGATGCTTCCACAGCATAAGCTTATTGTTGATTATATGGAAGTTTATAAGAAATGGGATAGAACAATTGATATAAAAGAAAATGATTCTTTAGATTTTGTATCTAGTGCAGCATTAGGAATCTCTAAAGTAAAATATCCTGGATCATTCCAAGATTTATATACTAAAGATTTTGATCAATATGTATTTTATAATGCAATTGATACAATTTTAGTTGAAGAGATTCATAATAAACTTAAGACGATGGAAACATTCTTAGGTCTTAGTAATATCACGAGAGTTGAGGCTATGAAAGCTTTTTCTCCTATTAATATGTTGGAGGCTACTCTAACACGATATGCATATAAACGTAAATGGGTATTTCCTAAAGTTAAAAGAGACTTTGTTAGAGGAAATTATGAAGGAGCTTTTGTTTATGATCCTACGTCAAATCTTTATGAATGGGTTGTATCATTTGATTTTGCTTCTCTATATCCATCTATTATGAGACAATTCGAGATTTCAGTAGAAAATTTCATAATTAAAGATAAAAACTATAAGACTAGTGCAAATCAAATTAAATGTTCTAGCGGCGCTGTATTTGACGCTACTAATGAACCACTTTTATCTGAAATTTTAACAAATTATTATAATCAGAGAAAAGATGAAAAGCGTATTTCTCAACAAGCTGCAATAGAAGCAGATGAATTGAAAAAAATCTTGAAAAAAAGACAAAAAAATATTTCAGAAAGTATGGCGTAGGTACACTTTAACAAATTAATTTTTGTTAAGACTATATAAATATTCCACATTTATTTTTTACCTAAAATAATAACTAAAATAATTCACAATTATAGATATGACTCAAACATATTCTGAATCCCAATTACACAAATCAGCCCTCGAATATTTCAATAATGATGAACTTGCTGCAAAAGTATGGATGAACAAATACGCTCTTAAAATTAATGGAGAATACGTAGAAATAAGTCCAGATGATACTATAAAAAGAGTAGCAACTGAAATTAAAAGAGCTGAAGATCAATTTCCAAATCCTCTATCATATGATGAGATTTATAAAAATTTAAAGAATTTTAAGAATTTTATATTTGCTGGCTCAATACTTTTCGGATCTGGTAATCCCAATGCAGTTTCTTTAGGAAATTGCTTTTTTATTGATAATGAAGCTGATTCTTATGGTGGCATTTTTAATTTAGATGAATCCATTGCGCAATTAATGAAAAGACGAGGAGGCGTCGGTATAACATTAGAACATCTTCGTCCAAAATACGCATCAGTAAATAATTCAGCACAAAGTTCTACAGGGGCTGTTTCTTTTATGAATCGTTATTCTAATACAACTAGAGAAGTTGCTCAAGATGGAAGACGCGGCGCTTTAATGATTTCATTACACGTTCAACATCCAGATATAGAAGATTTTATAAATGCTAAAGATGATTTAACTCAAATAACTGGAGCTAACGTATCTGTTAAAATGACAGATGAATTTATGGAAGCTGCTAAAAATGATCAAGATTTTTATCTTGCATGGCCCATCCAAAAGGGACAACCAACTATAGATGAACAAATACCTTATAATAAAACTAGAATTCAATCAGATGGTTCATACGTAAAACGAGTTAAAGCTCGTGATATATGGGAAGGTATTATAAAAATGGCGCATAAGAATGCAGAACCAGGTGTATTATTCTGGGATAACATTATAAAAGAATCACCAGCAGATATGTATGCTGACGATGGTTTTGAAACGAGAGGAACAAATCCTTGTATTACCGGTGATACATTAATTGCTGTTGCCGATGGAAGAAATGCAGTTTCTATAAAACAATTAGTTGAAGAGGGTAGAGATGTACCTGTTTATTCTACTAATCCTAATTCGGGTCAAAAACAAATAAAATGGGCACGTAATCCAAGATTAACTAAATCAAAAACTAAAGTTTGGAAATTAACATTAGATGATGGAAGTCATCTAATTGCAACGCCTGATCATAGTGTATTAACTAAAGACTTAAATTATGTAGAATTAAAAGATTTGAGAGTTGGAGATTCTATAACACCATTTTATTCCTTTGATTCTAATAATTATAGACAAATTTCTGGCGTAGGGGCTAAAATGATCGGGGGCAATTACCGTAATAGACGCCAATATAGAACTATATATGAATTTTATAATGGCAGTGCACCAGATTCTAAAATTTATGCTATACATCATAAAGATTGCAATAATAAAAATGATGCATATGATAATTTGATGGAAATGACACATGAAGATCATAGAGAATTTCATGCGAAAAATATGAGAGGAGATTTAAATCCATATCATAAAATGACTGCAGAATGGAAAAGAAATTTTGCTTCACATAAAGGAGAATCAAATGGTAAATATAGTGGGTTTACAAATAATGAAATATTAACTGAAGCAAAAAAAATATTTAAAGCAAAAGGGAAATTTACTAGGAAATTATGGTATGCATATGCTGAACAAACTGGTATGCCTAAAAATATAGGAAATGACTTTAGATTTAAATCTTTTACAAATTTTAAACATCAAGTTTGTGAAAATCATAAAGTTAAATCAATTGAATTTTATGGATACGAAGATGTGTTTAATATAACAGTTGATGACAACCATAATTATGACATAATAACAAAATATGAAGATGATAATTATGTTGTCTCTTCTGGCATAACTATTCGCAATTGTGGTGAAGTGCCTTTAAGCTCACATGATTCATGTCGTTTAGGTTCAATTAACATTGCTGCATTTATTGATAAACCATATACATCTAAAGCTAGAGTTAAATGGGCAGAATTAGCTCGGATGACTAGAATGGCTCAAAGATTTATGGATGATGTTATAACTTTAGAAGAAGAAAAAATTAATAAAATTCTTAAAAAACTTAAGAAAGATCCTGAAGCAAAAAATATAAAAAGAACTGAAATAGAATTATGGGCAGAAGTATTACGAGTACTTCAAAACGGTCGTAGAACTGGTTTAGGGATGCTCGGCTTAGGCGATGCATTAGCGTCTTTAGGAATTACATATGGTAGTAAAAAAGCTACTAAGGTTGCAGAAGAGATAGCTAAAGTGATGGCAATTAATTCATATAGAGAAAGTGTAAATCTTGCAAAAGAAAGAGGCGCATTTTTATTATGGGATGCTGACAAAGAAGCAGGTAATCCATTTATTATGAGAGTTATTTCTAATAACTTTGATAATAAAGAATATGAGCAATATCTAAATACTGGTCGTAGAAATATTGCTAATTTATCTATTGCTCCAACTGGTTCATTAGCTATTGAAGCTCAAACAACTTCCAGTATGGAACCAGTATTTAAATGTTTCTTTTATAGGGTTCGTAAAGTTAATGCTAATGAAGAAAATGTTAAAGTTGATTATGTTGATGATAACGGAGATTCATGGGAAGAATATTATGTATTACATGCACCATTTGAAAGATGGTGCAAAAATGAAAAAGAGATAGATCCTCAACTATTAAATGAAAAAGAATTAAATGAGTTAGTTGCACAATCCCCATGGGCTGGAAGTGAGTCCCATAATATTGATTATAAAGAGAAAGTAAATATGCAAGGTGCTATTCAGAAATGGGTAGATCATGCAATTTCAGTAACTCATAATTTACCTGAAGATATTTCTGTGGAAGCAGTTAATGACATTTATTTCCAAGCATGGAAAGCTGGTTGTAAAGGATGTACTATTTATAGAGAAGGTTCTAGATCTGGAGTTTTATCAACTAAAAAGAAAAGTAATGAGGAAGATTTCTTAGAAACAACATCGCCTAAAAGACCTAAAGAATTGCCAGCAGATTATTATTCAGCAACAGCGCAAGGTAAAAAGTTTGCAGTTATTGTAGGACTATATAAAAATAAGCCATATGAATTTTTTGCATTTGAAAATCCTCCTAGTGATAAAAATACTAGAGGTAAAATAATTAAAATTAGAAAAGGGCATTATAAATTTATTAATGGTGATTTCGAAATCGATAATTTAGAATTAGCATCTAATAGAATCGAGGAACGATCATTAACATTAACGATATCAGCTATGTTAAGACACGGAGTTAAGGTTGATTATATTAATAAAATAGTTCAGAAAGTAGATGAAAATATTTCATCATTCTCTTCAGTAGTTCGAAGATATTTATCTAGATATGCTGATGCTTATGAAATTGATGGAGAGGCATGTCCAGAATGTGGTGATAAACTCATAACTGAATCAGGATGTGTGCAATGTATATCTTGTGGTTATTCGAGATGTTAATATTAATATGTTCATCCCTCACAAAGACTGATTATTAATCAGTCTTTTTTTATGAGATATATAAAATAAAATATTTACATGTCTAAAAATTTCTATCCGCGACTTTTTGAGTTTGAAGAAGATATGGATTCATATCAAGCTCTTAATACTGGGCACTCTTATTTAATATCAAAAGCATTAGACGATTTTAATAATTATATAGATAATTATTCCACAACTAACAGAAATTTTAATTTAATACTTGAAGATAATTATATTAAATTAAAATTTAATTCAGGTTGGGTTAATAACCCGCCTGATGGCACAATTTTTGCTAATGCAGAATTAGTGCCAGGCACAATAGATGTTATATATGATTTTGTTGATGCAATAAGAAACATGTATCAATGGCGAATAGACAAAAATTATATATTTCCGAGTATATTAAAAAATAAAAAATTATATTGGACATTTAACTCAGAAACCGATTTTTTAGATTATGCTTTAAAACAAAATAAAATCCCGGATCAATTCATAGATAAAGCTATAGAAATATTTAATAAAAATGTAAACAAATACATAACTCCAGATAATTTTTTAGTGTTAGATTTAAGTGAAAAAAGAGCTCGCGAAATATTAATTCAAAAACCAGCATATATGCTTGGAAAAAATTATTCTGAATTTGATTTTATTGTTGATTCATCATGGTCAAATCAAGTATTAACAGAATATTTGAAAACTGCAATTGTTAGAAAAAATTGGTTAGCATATAATTTAAATATAGAAACATTATATAAAAAATTCCCTGATACAGCAATAAAGTATATGCAAAAATTTAAATCTGATGGCTCATTAGTCATATATGTTAAAAATAATATACCTGAACTTTTCGTTGCAGCATTTGGAGCAAAATCTAAAATGGATTCATTTGCTAATAGATCAGATCAATTTAGACAGAAAAATCTTAAGCAAGCACTTAAATTATTAACAGATCATGGATTTATTATACAATCAACTGATAGACAAAAGAAAAATGGTACTATAAAGGCGTATTTACCATCTATAAATCCAAGCCATCGTGGTCGAACTTATATGATATATAAGATAGGCACACTTAAATTATCCATTCATAGTAGTAGCATTTATAAAAACGTAATGGCAACTTATACTGACTTAGTTCATAGGTTAATTAAGTATCTTGATAATTAAATATATAAATAAATTAAAGTACTTAAATATGTTTTATCCAACAATACAAGATTTTTTTGCAGAGTTATCTAAAATAGATATTCCTGTTAATATCATATATCCGGATCCTAACGATAAATTATCTGTTATAGAAGAAAGTTTTTATCCAAGTCTTGATAATTTTATTTATGAATCTGAACAAATTATTGCTGGCAAAACTTTAATAGAAGATTGTGATGTAGTTATATCACCAGATGGTACAGAAATTGATATAGCGGCATTAAATAAAGTTATGACAAAAGCTAATGTTACTATCATTGGTCAAGCTCCATTATTTGGACCTTATGTTAATGAATTTACGCCAATTTATACTTTTGAAATTAAAACGATGGCAACTGATGGGGTTAGATTATTTGTTAATCCTCAATTTGCTCAAGGTTTAACATTCTCCCAAAGAATTTTCGTTTTAATACACGAAATCATGCATTGTGTGATGAATCATATGGATAGAATGAAAGGTCGTAATGCAACCTTAGTTATGACAGGGAAAGATGCAAATGGTAATCCAACATCACAAAATGTATCTTTATTTAATGTTGCTGCAGATTATGAAATAAATGCTCTTATAGTAGATACTCTTTCAAAGCATTTTTCTCCAGAAACCGTAAAATCCATTCATGGATTATATGATGTTAAATATCTTAATATGCCAGTTGAAACCATATACGATATGATTTATGATGAAACACCAACACTTGACATGCCTCCTCAACCAGGGGACGGTGAACCAGATCCAAAACAACCACCAGGTGGCGGACCACCACCCCCACCTCAACCTCCGGGACCATTAGCTGTTGGTGATGAAGTTAGAATAAAATCAACAGGCGGTGTTGGTCGTATCGTTTCAACTAATCCTGATGGCACATTTGAAGTCACTCCAATAGATGTGAATGAGAGTTATGGTGAAGGTGATCGTTCAGGCGTATATAATGATAAAATTAATACGTATAAACGTGAAGAATTAATTCCAATTTTACCAGGTAGACCACCAGAAGGTGGAGATGGAGGTGGAGGCACAGGTCCAGAAGTTGAATACAAATTACCCCCAAAAGAAAATAAAGACGATAAAGGAGAAGATAAAAAAGGTAAAGGCGACGGAAAAGCTAAAGGATTCAAAGATGGTAAAGAAGTTGAATTAAGCGGCGGTAAAACTATAGTCACTGTCGACGCAGATCCTGGAAATACTGGTATTTTAATTTCTAAAGAAAGAGGAAAACAAATTGCGCGTAATGCTGGACATGGTGCAATAGATGATGAAGATTCTGAAAGAAAATGGAGTAATAACGCTCGAAAATTAATGGACGACATCGATGCCATCGATGCAAAGTCAGGAGGTACATCAGTTGGTGGAATGCTTAAAGCAGCTCTTAAAAGAATGTTTAAGGGAGACGTTAATTGGAAAGAAGAATTTGCTAACTTTGTAGCTACTGCATTATCTAGTAATAAAAAATGGCAATTAGGTAATAGACGTCATATGAGAGCTGGCCAAAAAATATTAAGATACGGCGCTAAAAAACAACGTGACGCTATAAATAATGTTGTAGTGTTAGTTGATGTATCAGGGTCTATGAACAGAGATTGGCAAACAAGAATACTAAACGAAATTAACCAAATTGTGTTTTCTAAAAAGGTTAAAGAGATTACCGTTATATTTTTTGATGGCAATGTTCATCTTCCCTCTATTCAAAAAATAAAAGGTGGTAATCAACCTTGGATTCCAAAAAATGGGGAAGTACCAGGAGGCGGAGGTACTGTATTTCAGCATCCATTAGATTATGTTGAAAAATTTCTAAAGAATCCAAGTCTAGTTGTATTTGCGACAGATGGATTTAATCATGATAATTCAACTCTAAAGGTTCCAACATTTTCTAATAAATTTATATGGTTATTATATGGTAGCATGGAAATGAAAGAAATGCGAGAAAGATTTCCGTGGGGTAAAATTTTAAAGATTGCCGATGAAGATGATATTAAATAAATAAAAAAATAAAAAAATGAATACAATGAAAAATAAAATAGTTTCAGAATCAGCGCATGATTCATATGCAAATCATATTAATGAAGGAATTTTGCAGGGAATCAAAAGCAAAATGCTCAGTTTAATCAAAAAAATTGGAGATCATTTTAGTATTATATTTAATGGGCAACCAATCGGTGGAGTTTCTCTTCCTACAAATATAGGATTATTTGCTAAGCAAAATAGAATTAATACTAAAGCAATTTCATTTATACCAGATGATGTAGATAAAAATTTAGAACCTGGATTAAATGGTAATTTACAAACATCTTTAAGTAAACGATCAGGCGATCATGAAGAGAAAATAGATGCATTAGTTTTATATCCATATAGTTTATTAGGAGAAAATAATGAAGATAATAAGAATTTAGTTCGTGAATCATTAAATAATAAATTAAACGAAGTAGTTAAAGATATTGATGAAAAATTTGATTTAATTGATTTAAAATGGGATGAAGAAATATCTAATGTCACAACAGTAAAATCAACTGAGTTACATAAAGAAATAAATATTACAATTTCCCAAATCCGTAAAGGAAACACTGCGTATAAATCATTAATGATTTGGGGAGCACCTGGTATAGGTAAAACTCAAATCGTAAATCAAGTTGTAAATGCTGGAACTGATTGGGGACGAGTTATTGATGTACAAACAAGTAAAATGGCTCCAGAAGATTGGATGCTTCCAACTATCCAAGATCCTAATATTCATATAGAATATGATGATGGAAAGGTTCCGGGTACTAGAAAAGATAGAGATGCTTCTGAAGAAGCTGGCAGAGGAAGAGGCGCTATGCCCCCAATGCCATTACGAAATGTAGATATTCCTAAATTCTGGTTACCAGTTTGGTTACCAACAACAAATCCAAAGGATCCAGAAGTAGATAAAAGAAGAAATGATGCTGCGAATGAAGGTAATGGCGGAGTATTATTTTTAGATGAATTATCAAGAGCCGATCCTATGGTTATGAATACATGTCTTAAACTTGTAGAAGAAAGAGTTATGGGTGAATACAAATTAGGATCTTTATGGACAATAATTGCTGCATCTAACAGAACACAAGATGAAGCAGAAGGAGTTACTGGTGTAGGTAATGCATTAGCAGGAAGATTTAATCATGTTAATTTTGTACCAACCTTTGAAGAATGGAAAGAATGGGCAATTAAATCTGGAAAAATAGATATGAAAATTTTATCATTTTTAGAATTTAATGATCCCAACAAATGGTTTTACCGTGCCCTTAAAAATCCTGATAAAATGATTGCTTCACCAACGCCAAGAACTTGGGAAGCCTGCTCAATGAATTTAGCTGCGCAAACACAATATGCAGAAGAAAACGGAATAGCATTAACTAAAAGGGATATTCATATAGCTGTTGCAGAGGCTGTAGGCGTTGAAGCTGCTGATGTAGTAGCACAATTCTTATTATTATTGATGAAATATACTACTCAAGATATAAAAAATATTTTAACACATCCAGAAAAAGCGAAGATACCTACAAGAGGTGATAAAGGTACAGGTCTTGATTTAGCTGAAGCTGGAGCTCTTATGGGAATTATCGCGTCTTATACAAAAATGGATTATGATGAGAAAAAACAATTGCCACCTAAATTGTGGGAAGGATTTGCCAAATATCTTGTTAAACTAGATAATGGCGCATTTGCAACGCAAGCATTTAAATTAATGATTGCTGCTCATCCATACATAAATGATTCTGTTGATGGTACTATAAAAGATGCTAATGGAAAAGTTTTAACTAAATATCATGTAGGTGGTGAAATATTTATGGACAAATATGGAAGCATAACATCTTCTTCAAGAAAATAATGGACAAATTTAAAATTAAACAAATATTAACTGAAGTATTGTATGATAGCAGATTATGTGAATCTGCTAATCAACAGTCTATGGTTGATTTTTTTTATGATAAACTACTTTTAGAGAAGTTATTAGTTGGGGAGCCTGTAGGGGTTCCCGAATTAAGAAAGATTTTAAGAAATAAAATACTTAATTTTGAATTTATTAAATTAGATGGGGAAGTTCGTAAGGCTAAAGGCACTACGATGATGAAATATATTCCAACACCAGATCATCCAAAAGGAATAAGACCATCTTCTAAAAAAGTCGCAACATTTTTTGATTTAGAAAAGAAAGCGTGGAGAAGTGTTTCTCAAAGATCTAAAGAAATAGTACTTAAATATGCATTCTCTGAAAAAGGAGAACCAAAAAAACCTGTTTTTATTGTAAGAGATAAAGAAGATCCAGATGAAGATCCAGATGATGATAATGTATCAAAAACTGAAGAACCAGATTTTTCAGAACCAACATCAACTGGCGATAAAGATACTGATTTTGATTATGTTAGTCCTGACGCTGAAGGATCAGATGACGAATTTGACTTTGATATAGATCCATCTGATGAATTTGATAATGAAGAAGAATTTGATTTTGAAGATGATGATTTTGATTGGGACGATGATGAAGATGAAGAGGAAGAGGACCCATTCTATGATAATTCTAATGATCCTGACATTGAAAAGATTAGAGCTGTTAGTAAACCAAAGCTTAAGCCAATTAGCAAACCTCAGGTTGATCCAGTTGAAGTTGAACAAAAACACGCTAGATATGGTTGGAAAATAAAAGATGCTCATAAAATAGATACTAAACCTAAAGTTGAACCAATTGTTAGATCATCAATAACGAATGTTAAACCAGTAGAAACTCCGGAAGCTATGAGAGATGAAACCGTGTTACTTCCTAGACAAATAAATACTGAACACCCATTTGTTCAACCATCTTTTCCAACTAAAGAACCACCTTTAGAAATAGAATCAGAAGAAGACGAATTTTAAGATTTAATCTTACAATTATCATTGTGATAACGTGTTAAATTAGATCTATTCATCTCTTTTCCACAATGAATACATTTGTATTTAATTTTCATTCTATCAATAACATCTTGAGATCTTTTAAGACCTCTATTAGCTGCGCTTATTTTAAGTTTAGATTCCTCTTTCCAAACTCTTAAAGAATTAGCGTATCCTATTTTTTCTTTAGTTACTGTAGAATGATGTGTTCCTATCTTATTTTGTCTGTGTTTTTCTTTAGTTTCCTCAGTAACAGGATTCCTTGTCTCCCAAGCCTTTTTCATTAATTCTTTAGTTTTTTCAGAATGTGGAATTCCTTTATTTGAAGGAGACATACCCATACGTGATTTACTAATTTTTTCTCTAGTTTCTTTAGATAATATTTTACCTTTATGAGTTTTTGATGATTTATCTCTCCATTTTTGTTTGTCTTCTTCAGATAAGAGGGAATATGTGTCGAAACCCCCTTCACCTCCATACGTTAAATTATAACCATTTGGACTCATAGAGTTTAATTTTTTTATCCAATATCCTTCTCTTGATACCCAATTATCTTTGGTACATTCTTCTAAAATTGTTCTTTTAAAATTTTCTCTGCCATATTTTTTTATAGCTGCACTTATTATATTTCCGCTACCTAAATATGTATCATTTTCAATATTATTAGAAGCATGTTTACCAACATATTGTTTATTGTTTAATTGATTTGAGGTTAAATAAATATAAATTTTTTTCATGAAAACATTTTTAGGTTTAGATTATATAAGATATATATTAAAATAAATAATTTAAATAAAGACAAACGGTGGCGATCTTACAATATAGCAATGGAATTATCGAAGACTTCAAAGCTGAAGGCTTAACTTTTACAGATAATGAACTTCTTGATATTTTAGCAGGATATGATGATATAAGAACTCTACGATTAATAGAGGTTCCAAATACTTGGTGCATATGGGGTCATAGTGATGATTCAGATCCAATAGAATTTAATAGAATAGCAACAGGCATTGTAGGAGAAGATATTAACTCGCCAATGGTAATGATTCATGACGGTGAGCTAGATCCAGCTTGGAATTTAAATGATCCAATTATTCTCAATTCATATGAAGACTTTAAAAATGATGTCTTATTATTTATTGATGATATAGCTAAAGATGTATTAACTACTGAAAAAACTCCTCTTGATGGAGAATCGTCAGATAATTTAATGTTTTTAACTACATTAGGTCCAACTAAAGATAAAAAAGTTTTGTTTGAATTTAATCAGCATAAACAAAGCAAAGATTTTTTTAAACCAAATAATTTTAGTCAATTTTCAGACAAAGTTCAAGATTATTGGAATCAATTTTTTATTGAAAATCTAGAGATGGATGATAATACTTGTGTTATCTATGCAGATTTAAAAATGATTGTGATAGTAGAAGATAAAAATGTAATTCATTTAATGAAAACTTTTATTGATTATTTTGAGAGTGTTGAAAATTACGAATTGTGTACATCTATAAACAATTATATTAAGGCATGGAAAAAGTATATTAAGAAAAATAAGAAAGTCAAAGAGCCTAAACAAATACCTGAAAAAACTAAGAATCAAGATATAGACAAAAAAGATGAAAAAGATGAAAAATCATAATATCTTATTTCATCAAATACAAATTGATAGTGCTGGTAAACGTATAGTTGAAATATCTCCAGATTATTTTGGTCTAGAAACAAAACATTTATCAATAGATGTTGAGGGTTCATTACATTGGGACACCCCAAATCCTTTAGATTTAAAGGGTAGATTACGTAATACTAATTTATATTTTAAAGATTCTAATATTGGAGTTGGTAGAAGTCCAAACTTTAATGCTAAATTTGATCTGGAAGCAAATGTCGATCAATTAGAAACCATTATTCATATAGGAGATGGGTCATATGGATTTTCAATGGGTAATGGGACTTCAAAAGGTTTTATACCAGAAATAATTGGTATGGGCGCTGATGAAAATGATGCAGGTCTCTATTTCATGGGAAAAACTAAAAGTGATGTTAGTTCTAACATTCCATTAGTTATTGTTGGCGGATTATCACCTAAAGGGAATCGACCAATACTTGGTATAACATCTAGTAAATATGATGAATATGAATTTCTAGTAGATCAACAAGGCATGGTTCATGTAAATGATATTAAGATAAATGGATCTATTACATTTAAAGAGACTCTCCAAATTATACAAGATCAACAACAAACTATTAACGAACTAGTTGATAGAGTTAATGAAATTTCCAAAAATATTTCCTAGATAGTTTCATTTCACAATAATTAGTTTTATATTTGTATTATGAGATTAAAAAGATCTGCATTATATAAATGGATGTATAACAAAAAGGGAATTTGGAGAGATGCATATCAATTATTTACTATGTTTGTCCGACAACCGTTTTACATTTTTACTAATAGAAAGCATATCTCAGAAAAAATGATAACTGAACATTTTAAATGGTAATATGAGCGTTTTAAATCAAATAAAGAAGACTTTTAAAATAGGTCAAATAAAAGAATATTATGAAACGTATTGGGTGTTTGATATACACGATACGATACTTAAAGCTAATTATGATTTAAATAGAGCACCCACAGAAGAAGATTTTTTTCCTTTTGCAAAGGAAACATTACAAATATTATCAAAATTAGATAATATAGTTATGATTATGTGGACTAGTTCATATCCAAGAGAAATTAAAGAAATACAAAAATTATTTAAAGAACATGATATTAAATTTAATTATATTGGTGATAACCCTGAGATATCGTCTAATAAAGGTAATTTCGGATATTATGAGGATAAGTTCTATTTTAATGTAATGTTTGAAGATAAAGCTGGATTTGATATTGCTGAATGGGAGAATATTTATGCTTATCTGTTGCGATGGAAAGAAAGAGGAGAAAAACCAGACCCTAAGTGGTCTACTAAATATTAACATAAAACAAAATAATATGGGATTTAGAGTAGGAGATGACTATAGAACAAGCCCACTATCATTAAAACCTGGTGGTGTAGTAGTTTGTGTGAAAGAAGCAAATGGAAGAGTTTGTGAATATGATAAGGTTAAAAACCCAATGGCATATATGAAAGCTATTAAAAAAGAAAATGAAAACATAACAAGCTGGTGGTTTAAAGATACTCCTGGCAAAACATATAACGTTTAAAACAAACAAACATGGGATTAGAATTATTAAAATTTGGAGATAAAGAAATATATTTATCATTGGCTGGAAAAGCTACTGAAAAATTATTAGAGTCTGGGGTTTGTACAAGATCTAAGATTACATCTACTTCAATGCTCAAAAAATTAAGAGAAGGCGAAGTATTAGTACCATATTCTGATGGGTATAAATTTCAAAAAATCAAAACACTAAAATCTAAGGGCGAATGTGTTAGAATGGATGGAGCATCAATACCGTTACTATACGTGAAAGATATATGCGCTTATATAAAAACAGGTAAGAAACAAAAACATGTTTCATTAGTTGAACGTGGACAAAAAACCACCATAACATTTTTGAAAGATTTTGCCGAGATTAAAAAGGGGGCAACAATTACTAAAATATACAATAATACAATCACAACACAATTTGGAGTATTAGATGTAACATCATTGATAAAACATGGATACGTAACAAAAACACGTGAGCCATATAGTTTTGGTCATATTAAAATAAAATCTTCAAGAACAAGCTATGGTTATGGCTCGTATGATATGACTTACGATATAGAAGTTTCAGATTCTACAGTTCAGATTGGTTGTAAAAGTTTTGAAGTTAAAAAAATGATTCAACTAGGGAACGCCCTAGACATATATTTAGATGAAGAATAAAAATAAAAATACACCAAGCGTTATACGTGAATTATTTACCAACGCTTTTTTCCAATATTATTTAAAAAAGATGAGTATTACAGAATTTGTGATACGACTTTTAAGAATTGATATTGTTAGTAACGGACAAAGCAAAGAAAATATAGAACTTTTAAATATTATACGTAATTATAATCGTGGGATTAAAGAGAATTGTATATGCCCAGCTACTGAAAATAAGCAACTATCATTAAAAGAATTTTTAACTCAAAGAAAACGTGAAAAACAAAAATATAAAAAACAAGAGTAGGTATTTAAGCTTATTATTGCGCCATTCCCCCGAAAAGGCAAATCTAAAATTAGATGAATATGGATGGTGTTTTGTTAAAGATTTGCTAAAAGCAATAGATATGTCTAAAGAAGATTTAGACTATATTGTATTAGAAAATGATAAACAGCGATTTCGATATGATAAAAATCAATTAAGAATAAAGGCTAGTCAGGGGCATTCGCTTAAAGTTAAAGATGATTTTAAGCGAATGACACCCCCTGAAATATTATATCATGGAACCTCTAAATCAAGTCAAAAACAGATTTTAAAAAGTGGCGGTTTAAAGAAAATGCGGAGGAATCATGTACATTTAAGTAGTGATATATCTGTAGCAACTCAAGTAGGGATGCGTTATGCTAAATATCAGAATAACTTAGTCATATTTAGAATTCCTGCATTACAAATGCATAATATGGGTTATGAGTTTTATTTAAGTGAAAATAATGTATGGCTAACAGAAGCTGTACCAAAACAATTTTTGCAATAATTTTTTATATTTAAAAAATAGTATTATATTTGTTCTATGTCTTTAAGAAAATTAAAAATATTAGGAGAGGATTTAAAATCTAATGAATGGATGCAATCTCTCATACAAAAGAGTTCTAACATTTATATGGTAGGAGGAATTGTTAGAGATGCATTTTTAAATAAATCGTCCAAAGATATAGATTTAGTAATAGAAGGAATGAAAGTTTCAGATATTATGTCAACACTTAAACCATTCGGAAAAGTGTTAGAAGAAGGTAAATCATTTAAGGTTGTAATATTTAAACCTAAAGGATTTAAAGGAGAGCCATTTGACATAGCAATCCCTCGTAAAGATATAAAGGTTGGATCAGGTCATAAAGGATTTGAATCAATTGAAGCAAAAAATATATTAGAAGATTTAGAACGTAGAGATTTTACAATAAACTCTATGGCATTTAATATAAATGATAATAGTCTTGTAGATCCATTTAATGGAATCAATGATTTAAAACGTAGATTATTAAAAGCTACTAATGATATAGCATTTACTGAAGATCCTTTAAGAATATTAAGAGGCATTCAATTTGCATCTAGATTTGAGTTTGATATAGAACCAAATACACTAAATATGATGCGCGATAATGCAGCTGATATATCTGAGATAGCTCATGAAAGAATATTAGATGAACTCCAGAAAATAGTTAAAAAGGATGGAGATACTAACATAGCATTTAAATTAATAAATGATAGTGGTTTAGCTCAAGAAATCTTTGGTCAAGAATTAATAGGATTTGATGGATTAGAACAATTAGATCCTTTATCATTTTTCTACGTATTAGGAATAGCTGGAGGTAAAATCCCATCTGATTTCTATAATGATTTCTTAAAGGGAGATACAAAAACATTTGAAGCCCTTAAAAGATTAGATATTTTATTAGATGTTGAAGCATTGCATTCTGCACCTCCATCATCTTTAAAATTAAGATTAGCAGTATTTAATGCAATCCAAAAATCACCTTCTATAGAATTTGCTAAAATATTACCATACTCTATAGAACATATAATAGGATTAATGAATAACGGTATTATACCAAAATCAACAAAAGATCTAAAAATATCTGGTAATGATATCCAAGAGATATTTCATGTAATAGGCCCTAGCATTGGAAAGGCTTTAGACTTTATTAGAGATAAAGCATTATTAGGTCGATTTGATTGGACTAGCAGAAAAGCATCTTTAAAATTTGTAAAAGAAGAAATAATAAATTAATAAAAAATGGAAAACGAAAAATTAAATGAACAAGCTGGGATTAAGCTCAGCTCAAAGGATTGGCATTATCGATACATGAATTGGTTTTGGACTGATAGTTTAGCTCCAAATAAAAATAACATGTTTAATTTATGCCCCTATTTTTGGATGTTAGCAGCAACGTTATTAGCGTCGCCATTTGTATTACCATTCAGAGCTTTTTGGAATGTTATATACAGAGTTTCAGAATTAATTGATAAGTATATAGCTGAGCCTATATTAAATTCATCTGTTGGTCATTGGTTTGATAATTTAACAGATACTGAAATGTATATGATAACTGATACTGATTATCATTCTTCTAAACGCTTGAAATATATGCGTAGATCTTTAACAAATATGGGAGTAAGTATTAAAGATGATGAGGGATTTTATTTAGATGAATATGATATTGTTAAATTATTTTCTATGCGATGGTTCCTTAAAAAACAAATATTATCTGATGCATCAAATAATAATAATTGGGAAGATGATGAGTCGTATCAAAAATGGGTAAATAAAATACGTAAAGAAAGAAATGCTCTTAAAGCTGCAAAATACGAAAAGAAAGAGAAATTCGAGAAATCTTTAGATAATTTTAGAAATAGTGTTGGTGATTCAGCAACTGGGGTACGTGATTATATTTTATCATTAAGCTCTATCATATTATGGACAAAACGAGTTGTTGGACTAATTATAACTATAGTTTTAAGTGGCGTATCATTTATTGGAATTACATTTGCAAGTAAAGGAATATTAGCTATAGTTGCAAATACTAGTTTGAATCAAGTTTTAGTTGTATCAATATTTGTTTTAGCAATGGCGATACTATTAGGTATTATAAATGGTATAGTTAAATTATTAGAATTATCAAATAAATATGGATGGAAAGATTATTGGTGGGGACAATTATTCATGTATACTATAGGCTACCCTGCGTATTACATTGGATATTTACCTGGAAAAATCGTGCTATACTATTTTGTTTGGGAATTAATACTAAAAAATCTATACTATGGATTTAAAGCTATTGTAATTGGATTAAAAAATGGATTTATTGAATTTGGTGGTATCTTTGGTCAATATTTTGGATCTACTAAAGGAGATTATTGTCCTGGTATTGAGTGGGATGAAGACGAATCAGATATAGCTCATGGAGATGAACTATAAACTTAAAAATAAATTGCCAACAAATAAACTAGAACAATGATTACATTTACATTAATTGCCGGGTTTCTTTTAGCACTATGCTATATTTTATTTAAGCAAGAAACATTTGGTCGCAAAAGATTAACGTCTATAATGATTATAGGAATAGGTACCTTAGTATTATATACTGTTGCAAGTGGTTTAATATCTAAAAAATATCCATTGAAGCGAGTTATATATGCAACCCATGTATTAAATGGAGTTAGTAGTCCTTTTGAAGATACTAGGATTAATGCTTCTATAGGGTTTAACAGAGAAACACGAGATATTTATATTGAATCAGACGAATATTTTAGTTCTGATGAAATAACTATTAAATTTTTAAGTGTTCATGACACAATTCCTAGAGTTATTGTTACTCAATATGAACGAGATATAGATTCATATTTATGGATAGCAGATTGGGGAATACCGTATATGAATAGAATGTATACAGCGTATATCCCTAATGATAAGAATAATATTGCAATTGTATCATTTATATTTAGCACCTTAAATCAAACAGAAGATGAAGAGACTATTTAATGTATTTTGGAAAAAAGAACTCAAATTTTGGAATAGAATTATGGGAATTAAAGAAACTACGAATTATGTTATCTTTTTCTTTATATCTTTAATTTTAGGAATATTACATTATGCCTTTGCTGGTATGCATTTCCTATTTGAAATTACAATGTTGATCTTTAGTAGACCCACATTTGAATTGAACATGAATAAATTAGAAAAACAATTAGCTTTATGAAATTATCTGAATATAAATTTCCGGAACCCTCTATGGTATTAAATACAACTCCAGAATTATTAGAGGAAGCTAAAAAAAGAAATCCAAAAGAAGGTATACAAAAATTCAGTGAACTATTTTTTAATGGTGGAGAAATTGAATTACAAGAGGACGTTAAGGGCTCATGGAAAGAAAAAGCATATTTATATGCTAAAGCTCTAATGAGCTCCTGGGAGCCAAAACACGAACATAAAGAATTAGTAGTTGGTATGATATTTGAAGAAACTCTAGTTCTTAAAAAAAACAATTTATTAAAAAAAATTAAAAAAATATTATGAGACCAGAAACAAAACAATTAAGAACATTTAGTTTTGCATTATTATTTGCAGGATTATGTTCATTCATCTTTGCATTGATAGTAACATTAGATCCAATTGGAAATGCATATGCATTTGTATTCACTGGATTATTATTCGGATTAGGAACTGCTGGTATGGTGGGCGTATTAAAAAGAGTAAGAGAGCGTAAAGCTGACGAAGAAATGACTTTAAATCCTCCACAAGGAACCAAATGAATAAGAGAAAATTGCGCAATTTTGCATTAACATCATTATGCTTTGGCTTATTGACCTTAGCATTAGGGATAATAGTGCAGCCCACGCAATTTTCTATATTAATAGGTTCAGGAATTTTATTAGGAATAGGGATTAAATCCATTAAAAAATATATTAATCATGGATAAAGCAATAATGATAGCAGATTCAACTGATGTTTTAAATCTAAATTCAAATTATTTAGATAACGGATGGAGAGTCAAACATATTTCTCCCCAGAATGTTTCAACTGGTTCAACAGCGCATTTATACGGTAATTTTTTAGTTATAATTTCAGATATTTCAAACGATACTATATTACCATGAAACAACAATTATCAAAAATAGTTAGAGCTAGTGAAGAATCAGCAGACGAATTAAACGATTTATTGAGCGATGGTTGGACAGTAAAAAAAATGAAAAGATTTGCAGTAACAACTGCAACTACATCTAGAAATGATGGTAGAATGTTGGTTATATTAGAAAAAGCAGACCCTAATAATGTTTTACCATGATATTAAGCGAAAGTCAATTAAGATTATTTATGAAAGTTGCATATGATGAAGGATCTAAGCATGCTAAAGATTTGCATCATACTGAAATTGATAAATATAGATCAGAATTTTTTGATAAAATAATAGAAAATTTACCTAAAATTATTAAAGATGTCAACAAAAGTTAAAAATATTAGAATGCAAGCTAGACCAAATTTATCTGGTATAGAAGGAACCGCTGGAAATGCGATGATTGATATTATTCAAAGGGCTGAGTCTTATACAGATCTCAATATATTGAAAACAGATTTTATGAATGCAATTAATAACAGTAAAAAAATTAGTGTACATAAAAAAAGAAGTTATCGAAATCATGTAGAGAAGATTTATAAGTTAGATCGTATGTTACTTTATATCACTAATATTTTTTGTGCTGCTGATAATTTAGAGCTTGATTGGTAAAACTATTAGCATGATTTAGTATATAATATGAAAGAAATTGCATATGAATATATTAGAAACTGCTAATGAAATTGTTAATAAACGATCAGAAGAAAAAGAACGAGCTTATGGTCCATTTGGAGAAGGAATGGAAAGAGCAGCAAAAATTGCAAGCGGTTCTACTGGAAAAGATTTAACTGCAGAAGATATGTTTTTATGTCTTGTCGCATTAAAATTATCTAGACAATCATATAATCACAAAGAAGATAATTTATTAGATGCTGTCGCTTATTTAGGAGCATTAAATAATTACAAAGAAAAATCTTAAAATATTCATGGATTATAATAATAGGATTATAGTAGATTTTGATGATACTATAGCAACCACAACGACACGTGACTGGGATTCTGCTATACCCCACAGAGATGTTATAAATAAAATTAATAATTTATACAATGACGGTTGGGAAGTGTGGATTATAACAGCTAGAGGTCAATTATCTTGTGAGGGAGATTTTATAAAAGCAGACAAAAAATATAGGAAATCTATAGAATCTTGGTTAGCTACGCATGGAGTAAAATATCATAAACTTTCATTTGAAAAAAGATTAGCAGCTTATTATATAGATGATAAAGCATTATTGCCAGAAGAATTTGTGGATTTAGAGATAATAAAAATTAAAAGTGGATGGTCTGGAGCCGTTGTTGAAAAAAGAGGTGATAGAATATTTAAAACACATCACGATTCAATAGATGCTGCATCTTGGTATAATAAAGCAGCGCCTTTAGTAAATGTTCCAATAGTTCATTCAATGATAGGGCAAACCTTATGTTTAGAATATCTAGAAGATAATGGATCATATTTTAAAATAGATGAGATTAATTCTAATATTGATAAATTTTCTTTATATAAAACTTCAATACCATTTTCTACGTATATAGATAGAGTTCAAAAGCATGTAGATGTAATGGATGAAAGCTTAAAGAGTGATTCAGAAAAAATCATGGTTTTATTAAAACGTATTGAGTCTTATTGTAATATTGAATCATCATTTATGCATGGGGATTTATCATTAGAAAATTTAATTCAAACAGATAAAGGTTTATTCTTAATTGATCCAATTTATAAAGAAGATCAATGGAGTTCATATTTACTTGACATTTCGAAGATGTTACATTCATATAGAAAATATGATAGAATGTTTGAATATCAAGTCTTTTTTAATTCATGGCTTAAAAAAGGAGTTGATGAATATACTATGAGATTACTTGAAGTGACTCAATGGATTAGAATCATAAAATATATTCCGGATCCAGTAATGAAAGAAGATATAATTAAAAAAACTAAAGAATTATTGAGTTTTATAATATGAATATATTCACAAAAATAAACAATTTAAAAAAACAGAATAAAATAGTAGGCTTTACTGCGTCTACTTTTGATTTGTTACACGCTGGACATGTAATAATGTTACAAGAAGCAAAAATACATTGTGATTTTTTGATTGTTGGGTTATTAACT